TGTCAACCATAATACAAATTCCGGTTAGCCAAAAGACTCACTTTTGGTTGGGTTCTTTTTTGCCAATTTTGTCTTTGGTCCATTCTGCACTGCTGGTCATGTCTTTACCAAGACCTGATACAGTGTTACACGCGGTCAATGCACCAACCATAAGAATGACGATTAGAAATTTCATTGCGCAGCCTCCTTGGTCACTTGTTGAACTTTGGATACACCGTTGTCAAACATCCGAGCAATGCCAGACAGTCCTACGGTGCAGATAACAATACCAAAGATGGTACCTATAATAAAACCTTTCATTTTGTATCTCCTACAATTTTGACACGGTTGAGTTGAGTGCTACGGTCAGTGTGTCGTTTGACTGTACCACGAATAGCGACCTGAGTTTCGGGTTCAATGCTTTCACGGTATGAAAAGAATACCGAATAATTTGTGTCAGTGATAGCAGATACGAACCACGTGTTGTATTTTTCACTGTAGTTGCTACGCATGACCTCTATGTTCAGTTCAACCTTGGCACCCATCGTGCCAACGGAGCCTTCGTTGCAACGAGCCAAGCGAGCGTCTACAGATTCTTTTCTCAACTGTCTAGCATAACTGTGCGGCATGGCTGTGATCACACTCATGTCATAGCGGCTGGTAATTGTATCCAAACTGCACACTTCAGCAGTTACCCGGGCCCATTCGTTTAGTTCGGTTCGCAAGGCCTGCATGGTCACAGCCGCGGCCATGTGTCGACGGCAGTCCGCACCCATGACACGATCAGCATCTGTGATCAAAGCGGCATTGGCTAGAGCTTGCTCAACAAGATCGCGATTGGTATGACGCACAACCTGATCACCAATCAACTCTGGTTGTTTATAGTAACCGTTGTTCAGACGGTAGGCTGTGCAAGCTGCCGCCCACATCACGTCGGCGTCAATTGCTGCAATCGTGTCGCGAGTTTTTCTCATGCCATTTCCTTTGCAGTATCCATAAAAACTTTCAATGCCTGCTTTACATTAAGATCCAATGTAGCATAGTTCTTTACCATGTGCTCGATTGCCTCTAGATCTTCAAGATCTTGTTGCACAGCATAGTGTTCCATAATTTCGCAGGCTTGATCGATGTTCATTTTTTAAACGAAACGCCAGTTGTGCCGCCTACTACACTGCCCAACACTACCGCGGCAAACCATGTTTCAATACTGTAGGCAATTGCCAACATTGGAAACAATGTGTTCAAGGACCAAATGGTTGCAAGTGGAACAACAACAATGATCAATCCAACCAGTGCAATAATAAAAATAAGTTTAGTCATAATACATTCAATCCATCAGACTGAGAAGTTTATCTTCCCAATAAAATTCATAACTTTGGCATTGTTCGGCTACCTTGCCCACAAGGCTGGCACGTTGTAGGTATGTGCGAGAAGTCTTTGCTTCTTGCAGTTTGGCAATCAGCGCATCAATGTCTGTATTCATACGCTCGTCGAGTAATGATAATCTCATGCTATTTCCTTAATCTAAACGGCTGCCAGCGTAGGCAGTAAATCCATACTTCTTGAACACTTGTGCGGCTGCTTCTGCACCGGCTTCCAGGGTGTCCACGTTCTGCACATACATGTCTGCTGGATTCCAAATTTGGAAACTGCCTGTGTAGCTCTTGCGAACACCTGCGTCTTTGAAAGCCTTGCCCAATTTTGTGTTGCCTTTGACACCAAAAATATCAACCCAAGCAAAGCCACAAGCATACTGATCAACACCACCCAGTTTGGTCTGGAAAAATGTTTCAGCCGCTTTACGAGCTTCTGATTTGGCTTCGGCAATGATTGCGTCAATTGTAACACCGTTAACTGTAGCTGACATCTCTGACTCCTTTTTAGTTTCTATACAAGTATTATACGAAAATGGACTTTTCTGGTCAACCGTTTTATGCGGCTTCCAACATGCTGGCCGGCACTTTCCACAGAGTCTGTCCAGTGTCCACTGTGACAAACTTGATAGCGATCTTACGTACCTTACCCGAGATAGTCTGTCCAGTCTTGCTTGAAGTGAACCGGACCATCTGGCCAGCCTTGATTGAATTCTTAACGTCTTTGGTCAATTGGGTGCGGGCCCACTTGACAGCATCAATCATGCTACTCAGTTCCACGTTGGTCCAATTACCGAACATGATTGCTTGGTTAACTTCTTGAATGGTTTTCATTCTGGGCTCCTTTTTAGTTTCTATACAAGTATTATAACCGATTTGGAATTAATGGTCAACCACCCTTTTTTAGGGCAAAAAAGACAGCATCTACACTGTTGCGAAAATACAACACCACGTCTAATTTGGCATACCGCCCTTTTCTGCGCCATTCCTGCTCGATATCCAGCAAGCGATAGAACCAACGACGGTCTGCTTGTGTACCACCTGAACCAAACAGCTCAGTGGCCAGCTCAATATCACGGTTGGTTAATGACCAAGCGCCACAGTTGATCCTGGTGGTTTTCATGCAGGTACGTTTTCCTTCACTGCCTCAAGTGCTTCTGCCAATGGTGTTAACCGATTACTCAAGGCACTGGAACCGTAAATATCACCCACGTACCATACACCATCTTTCATCACATAGTAAAACTCAGCGGTACAACCTTTGACACGATCCAAGAATTCTTCAAACGTGTGATCTACCGACCAAGTGCAATCTGTTTCACCGCGATCACGGCCGTAGAACGTGGTCATGTTGCCGTAGAGCTTGTCGTAGGCCTCGCCGTCCATTGGAACTTCCAACTTGCTAAAGGCGTGCTTCTCACCGATCTCAGGTCGCAGGCTACTCAAATCGCCCAGTGCAACCAATTCATTGGCCTTAGAGCTGTCATAATGCTCTTGCAAGATAGCGCCGTTGTGTTCCAAATAACCATCCCAATGACAGTAAACTGATTTACAGACTGTGCCATGCATGACTGCAATACGTGAACGAGTTCCCATGTGTATTCCTTAGAAGTAAAAAGCGGTAGTAAAATTACAGCGACTATAAACAATTTCACGCACTTCAGTGTCCATGGCTTCGCTATAGCCAGGGCAAGTCGACAGTTGATCCAAAAGTCGATAAGTCTCGGGCCAAGTTAAACAATTAGTCTTTACATGTTTCACAATAACGGCAACTTCTTTGTTACCTTTTTCTGTAAACATTCCAAAATCTTTTACTGCAATCATTTCTAACTCCTTTTGTATCAATGATTAACCTATTACCACTACCCGGCGGACGTTTTCGTCCGGATTGCCAGGTTCCTCGTCCATGTAGGAATCTTGTTCTTCTACAATCTTGTCCATGCGATGATACTCACTGTATGCCACAAGACCTTCGTCAACACGGCCTACCTTTGGTGCCACTTCGGTGCGCCAGTGGTCTCCATAATTGTAGCTGAAATGCACTTCGGCATCGGGATTCATATAGCCCAAGGATTCAATAAGTTCTCGAACTTTCATATTACATGCTCCAATAAGATTCGCTGGCAGGTGAGCAGAAGTAAGGCGTATCGTAACGCTCTTGGAATTCTCGGCCACCTATTAGATTTTGTTTGGTAACAAAAGTTTCAAAAACTTCAACAATGAAACCCAAACTGCGTTTTGCATCGGCCACGGCGTTGATGTAGTCCTTGGTTGAAGGTGCAAAATCCTGCTTGGCATACAAGCGACGACCTTCTTTGGTGCGCTTGTCTGCTCGGTAAATTTCCAATGTGTATTCTGTAAGTTTAGACATTTTCTGCTCCTTTTTAGTTTCTATACAAGTATTATAACCGAAATGGCTTTTTTGGTCAACCACGATCAATGTGTGTTTAAAGCTGGCGCATACTCGCGAATCAGCTCGCGCTCACGTGCATGGGCTGGCTTGCGACCTCGAACTTTTTCAACAAATTCAACCACATGCATGTCTGCACCAAATTCACGGATGCTGTTGCACAAAGCCCACACTTTTTCTTCAGTTAACGCTCTACGGATGTGCTTCTGAAAACGCACTTTTAAGGCTTGTTTTATGCTACCCGAGCATACAGTAATACCAATGTAGTAATCGCCTGTGACCAAGTTGGTTATGCTGTAGACAGCATGGTTGCTGTCTTGACGGCGTTTTCTTGATTGCTTTTTAACTTCCATACAAGTATTATAGCAAATCGGGCATTTCGGGTCAACCGAATTGTGGCCGTCGAGTTAGTGGGTACTAACCCACAAAAAACCCTACAAAAAGTAGGGTTTTTATGTTGTTTTTCAGCAACAGATCAGCTGTTTAACACTTTGGCCACTGAATTCATTACCGAAGCAATACGGCCGATGTCACGAAGTTGTTCTACTGTGTAGCCTTCTTGTTTGAGTGTTTCGTAATGTGCCTTAACACAGAAATGACACTTGCCCACAATGCTTGCGGCTAGAGAAAATGCTTCAAAGTTTGACTTGGTAGTTCCGCCGTGACTGGCAATAGCATTCATGCGTAACTGTGCTGGCAGGCCTTTTAAGGCAGGATCGTCTGCCATTTCAACGAATGGGTACCACACATTGTTGGTCGCCATGATTGACGCAGCCGTCATTGCTGGTTCAGCATACACTGGATTATCCGCAAGCATAATACCCAACACCTTACCATTTCCTGTTGCCGCTAATGCCGCTACAGCACACCCTATTGCTACATCAGCATCAAGAGTGCTACGCAATAACACAGCATCAATGTTTAGTCGTGTATCTTTGGCATAATCTGGTAATGCCGGTTTAACTACATCAATAAAACTCATTTTGTTTTCCTTTTAATATTGTTCATCATTCAACTCCAAAATAATTTTTTAACAAAACTGAAAATAATCATAACGATTGTAAAGTAAGCGGCCGCACCCATCATCAATAGATACGCAACAGCCCGCCAACCTGCTCGATCCGCCTCACTCATTCTTCAACTCCGTTATGTTTAATTCCAAACAAGGCTTCAATCTGTTCAACAGCATCATAGTGCGTATCAAATGTTCTTGGCTTGGTATAGCCATCTACAACATCCATACAGTCTCTAACAATCAACTCGGCGAACCGTTCCATAAACTTTGTCTGCTCTTCCCAACTATCGCCAAAGTTTGATTTGGCCGCCTTAGCCCAAAGTTGTTTAACTTGTTCGTTCATTTCTGTTCTTCACGTCTAATGCTACCGTCTTTCATCAACTTCAAGTTGAGATTGTATTGTTTATTGTCGTGACGGATTTTATTCATACGACCTTGTTTGAAGCCTTTAACAAAGTGTTGTTTATACATACCACCGTGTTGGTTATGCCAGTGGTTAATAGTAATTGCTCGTTCTAATGTTGCACCGTCAGCAAGACTCGCACCTTTTGTAAAGCCATCTTCTTGTGCCATTTTAGCAATATCTGGACTGAAACCTTCATCGTCATCACCACCGTTGAATCCATCTGGAGCAAATTCGTTTAAGCCTTCAGCCACACCTTGCTGGGTGGTTTCTATTAAGTTGATGTAATCTCTTATATTTTTGTTCATAATGTTCTACCTTGTTTGTATGTCTTGTTCCCTTTCAGGAATTTATCTAAATCTTCCGCATTAAGTTTAATATTTATACTGCCGTTTGTGGCCCAACGATGACTTCATATCGCCATCATATTATTTAACTCCGAAATGTAGTTTAATCTGTTTAGACAATTTTTCAGCCTGAACCTGACTGCCTTTTGCCACAAGAGCAGGTCCGACTTCTTTTGTTTCAGTGACAGTATAAAATGTTCTGGCGTTTTCTTCGGCGGCTTGGTCGCACAATCCAACACATTTCTGCACAATCAACTCGGCGAATTTTTCATCACGAGTATCATGCCAATCTGGATGATACTCTCCCGGCATTTGAATTTTGTTATCTGCATATTCATCTGCCTGTTCAGCAAGTAGTTTAATTTGTTCGTTCATTCTTCAACTCCATTGTATTGCCGCTATTGTAGCATACTTGGCATATTTCTGTCTAATCTTTATCACTCGTTACATTATTCTGTGCCATCATTCTTTTCTTTCTCCAATTGTGTAAAACCAATCATCGCCTGCGGTCCACTTGCGTGTGCCATCCACTGTGAATATGGTCCGGGCCGCTTGGAAGTCTGGGAATTTGGTCACGCCTGCAATCAAACTTTGATCGTACCACAAGCATCGGTTGTTGGGTTGGCAAGCAAATTGTCCGTTTTCTAATCTAATAAAGTTAAACGATTTATGTTCTTCTGCTACCTCAGTAAACCCTGTGTCCACATCCATACCATCGGCACAAAAATCCACAGTGAACAAATAAGTCCCGTGGTGCCATTCCTTGTCTTTGCCTAGAAACTTGACACCTAGATTACGTAGACCTATTTTTTCAACGATAGTAAAACGATAACCCATGCAGTCCCAAAGCTGTAGTGTATCTATGGGCAAATTACCTGTGTAATCCTCTTGCCATACATAAGCATGGATGGGCAATTTGTCATACAGTGCTCCGTAGTTGGGCAACAGACTTTCAATACGAAACACCTGTCCACGCAGGGCTTTGAGACTGACCCAAATAGCAGGTTCTAGTTCTCCGTGACCTTTTTCAAAGTTATAGAGAAATTCTCGTTTTACCCAACACTTGACAGGTGGTAATGATCCTATTATGTAACTCATTTTCTTCCCCATTCAATATGGGCCCAGAGACGATCATACAAATAGTAGGATGTTATCCAGACACAGTTTATCACAATGGTCGGAACAAGAGCTTCTGAAAAACTTTGACCCGTGATCAACAACATCACATAGGTGCTGAGTATAACCCAGCATCTATATATCAATGTTTTAACAAGAGTTCTTGTTCTAGTTTCCATGTTAATATTTTCCCGATGCTAACACAATTTGACAAATATGTTCTAATCGTTCAATGTGTTCAAACGCTCTCCACGGACTGGTGTCAACGGCAACAACACCGTGACCTTTAATACCTATAATGTCATAGGCAATATTACCACGGTCATCTAATCCCAACCGATAATGACACTGGTCAGCAAGCTCTTGACTGATTGGTTTCACATCACCCACATTGGGTGCTACCCGAGTATAGCGATTCAGTTCTGGAAATGCCGCACTAACTGTGCTTAAATCAATACCGGCATGCATGGCCGCAATACAGTAAGTAGGATGTAGATGAACTACTACTCTAACTTCATTACTGTGTTGTCCCATTTCTTTCTGTAGTCCAAAGTGCAAAGGAATTTCACCGCTGGGCTTGAGCTTAGAACTGATGTCAGTATAGTGATCTTCTTGCCAGAATTTTGTTAAAAACGGAGGAATTGGATTGATATGATCAACCAATTTAATCTTCTTGAACTGATCCGGTTGCATAGTCTGCTTGCGAACGCCACTGGGTGTGATATAAAAATGATCACGGTCGTGATGACGAATTGAGACATTGCCATCACGACTGGTAATCCAGTTACGTTTATATGCTTCAACCAGTGTGTCGCATATGGTTTCTAACATTACAGAGTCTCGCCGCCTACTGTGCGGTTACATGCACATAGTTCGCCAGTTTGTAGTGCATCCAATACACGAAGTGTTTCTTCTGGGCTACGACCCACGTTCAAATTGTTCACAGTGACATGCTGGATCGTGTTCTCTGGATCAACAATAAATGTGGCACGAAGTGCGGCACCTGCTGGACTATAGAATACTCCCAGTTCCTGTGCAAGGCTATGGATTCCACGTTGTGTGTCAGCAAATTGAATGTGACGGATCTTGCCTAAGTCTTCGTGACTACGTTGCCATGCTAGTTTGCAGAACTCGTTGTCTGTCGAACCTGTGAGCAACACAGCATCACGATCAGCAAAGTCTTGGAAAAACTTGTCGTAGGCTACAATTTCTGTAGGGCATACAAACGTAAAGTCTTTTGGATAAAAAACAATTACTTTCCACTTGCCGGCAAAGCTCTCATCTGTGATTGTAAAGAAATCATCTTTACCTGGGTTCACACCTGTTACTGCAAAAATTCCTAATTTATCACCAACTGTTTTCATATTTTCTCCTTTGTGTGTGTTTGAAAACTAACTTCTCAGTGTTTTCACTGATATATTATTATAATAGTATTTAACTGGCAAATCAACCATTTCAATAGATTTTGTCAATAATTATTTCTATTATGCTTATTGATATTTTTAATAATACGTTAGACAATAATATTATTGTCTATCCACCATTGAGCTATCTTTTTATGTCCTTCTGCACTGGGATGTCGATAGTAGGTATAAAGATATTCGTGTTCGTCTTTTATTTTTAAATCTTTATTTAGGTTTGCACTAAATGGATAAACAATCGGCTGTCCCCAAGTGTCGTTCAGTATATGATGAATAGTATTACCAACTATATCATATCCTACAAAATCTTCGACTTTGCAGAATTTTCTAATGTGTTCAGATGCGTGATACAATGCATTATCACCTAGGTTGCACCGTATCATTCTCACATTGAATTGAGTACCCAGTTGACTGAGCACCGAATTGATATAATAAAAATCCATCTCAAGAATGGGCTGTTCTCCATTGGAAACCCAATTTTCCTTAGACAATAAATCTCTATCTAATAGATGCGGCCCTGTTTTTTCATTTACAGTAGGATCAAATGCAAATGTTTGCAATACCAAGCGATCTCTTGTTACAGTCCCAAAACCAAACAACACAGTGTCGCCTGATTTAATTGTTCCATTTGCCAAGTTATGCCAAACTCGATCCAGCTGTGGATAATTTCCGCTGCCACGGACAGCATAGTTTTCTAAATCATATCCGTAGTGCTTGGCAAGTATGGATACAAAACTCACATTGTGCTTTAAATATTTTATGCGAACATCATACGGCATCCTATGATTGGGTTTTACGTTTGGGTCTTTGAGGTGCAGGTAATCATCTAGGTCACCTACAACAATACTATCACCAAACGCATGTAAGGTTGCCACTATTATTTCCTTTTTCTAAAAACATATATGCCTTCTGACTTGTAGGCTTTTTCTAATTTGTTATTGCCAACTCCAGGACGAACATTTAATACCATGTCAACAGTTTCCTGGAATTCAAATCCTACTTTTTTACTTAACTCTTTCCACTGGTCTACAATAAAAAACTGTTCTTTGCCATTTTTATAATCAGCAATGTTGACAGCATAGATCGCATCGTCTGCTAATGCTCGATGTATCATTGTCAGGGTTGGTTCTACATAACCTTCAAACCATCGATCCAAGTTGGTGTAACGATTCATACACTGTGTTGGTTCGTCTGTGTAGGTTTCCAAGTTGAAATAAGGAGGACTGCTGAATGCCGCATCATAAAGGCCAGGTTCTGAATCAAATTCTTCGCTTGGTATGCAATGCATGGCATATCCTGCACCATGCCCTTGTTCGTCAAGCAGTTCACCCAGGGCTGTTAACCCTGCGTGTGTTCTTGTATTTGGATCCAGCCCTGTATAATGATAGCGCAGATTACTGGTCATGGCACCCAGCATACGACCACCGTAGCCTGAACTGAAATCTAGCACATTGCCACGAAACACAGGACAGATGTGTTCCCATACCGCACGGGCATTCATTGGCTTGAAGTTTTGTATGGTTCCGCCGTTGACCAACTCCAATGCTCTACGTATGTTTTTAGGTATAGCTGTGTCTGCGCCTTCATCACGATGAACATAGGCCAACTTGATAGCACGTTTGAGTTTGTTGTCGTGATTAAAACGGGCCTTAATACTAACTGTGTCGTTGTTGTTCCATCGGGCGTCTTGCATATTAGGAAACCAAAAGCGACCAAATGCTAGTCCTTCGTTGTTGCCCACACCAAGTTGACTGTTTCGTACCGATTTGGTTTTTGTTGCCAGTTCGTTGACCTGGGCGCGGCAGCCATCTAGGCTGTAGTAGGTAATAGGAACTATGCCTACACCGCGATAGATATCAAATACTTCTTGTTGTATGGCTTCCTTACCAGCCGCATCGGCCTTGGACCACACTTCTTTGCCTAGCTCACGCAGTCTCGGCATGACTGATTCGTATCCAGTGCATACGTCAGCGGTAGGAACGTATCCCCACTCATGACATAGTTGCTGGTAATATTGATCAATCAAACTGTCTTGGTCCACTGGTTTGCTCGTATGGAAGTTGGATGCCTCGATACTCTGTTTCATATTTACGATGTGTAATTGCTTCGGCCGCAATCAAATCTTTAATTCTAAAACGTCCTTGAACCCGGCGTTGTGTTTTGCTGTCAATTTTGGCGTCAATTTGACACAGGCCTTGACCATATGTGTTGTAAATATCCTTGCGTTTTTGCTTCCAAAGTTTTTTATGTGCGGCTTGGCCAGCAGGACCGTGAGGAATACTCTTAACATATTCGACAAATTGTTCCACTGTTTCTTTGTCAACTTTGGCCCATATTAAGTTGTAATGATCCGGTGTAATGTCAAATTCGTAGATGCAGTTGTAGCGTTTGACTGTAAGTGACACTTGTTGCCATACACCAACTACCATGGTAAATTCACTGTCCTTGCAATGGTCAATAAATCTAAGGATGTGGGCACAACCAATGTCTCGACCCTTGCTGACCTTGATACTATAGTTGGTGTCACTTTCAACACCTTTGACCACATCCATTGTGGCAAAGTAAGCGTGAGGTAGTTTGGGTTGGTAGTCGGCTTTGGAGAACCCAGTGATAGCACTAACAACACTGTCTTCAAACAAAACACCATGATTTTGAACTTCCACGTGGTTCCTTTACAATACAGTATTATAACAATTTAGAACCACGGAAGTCAACATTATTTTACACCAAACAAGTCAAAATGATCTTGTAAGGTCCAGGTGCCAAGATTGTCAATTGACTTGCCGTTGTAGGTTTCAATTTCAATATTGGATGCAGCTATCTGATAGCGTTTGAAATAGATCCATCCATCCGGAGTGCTGTCATGCAAACTGTTATCACGCAAGGCTTGATCCACGGCTTTACTCACACGACAAGTGGGCACATTTAATGCTTGGTTAATCGAAAGTTCGCCAGCAATCAATTTATCTCGTATAGTTGATGCCGGAATCACATGCTCAAATATGCAATCTTTGGCTTTTAAACTAACTCCCTTTTGATGGTAGTGTGATTTAATTTTGCCTTGAATAGCATATCCGTGATAACGTCGAATCCAATGATCAATACTGTCCCTTAGCAATCTTGCTCGCATGTCATCTTCGACTATGGTAGTTCTATACAGATCAAGTAATCTTTCAAGTTCCTCAGTTGTGGTTGTCAATGCTAAATCGTAGGCTTTATCGTTGCGTTTAACATTGACGTATTTCTTTCCACGCATGTTCTGCATGTTTTCTTGTAGGGTTGGCATATTAGTATAAGTCCTTCTTGGCAGGAATAAACGGAGTG